AAATCAAAAAAGATAGTAGTACCAATGCTTATTCGTTCATTTTTGTACCATAGACCCTTGGTACAACGTGGTACAATTGGTACAATTGTTAAAAAAGCTAGTAATACCAACGAAATAAGGGGTCGCGCGCGTGTTTTTTATTTTTATTTTATAAATTATAAATCCTGGGGTATACAGAACTTATGAGAAGACTGAAGAAATCCAAATACCGTCATGTAATAATTAAGAAAAAGAAATATTATTTCTATTCTATTACGTGGGTTGATATTACGGGTGATTCGGGACATAGTACAGCTGAAGACTTCATGAAGTTTAAACCTAGTATTATGGTGACACAAGCTTATCTGTTTAGCAAAGATAAAAAATATATTAGAACGTTTGCATCATACGAAGAGGGTGACGAATTATTTTCAGATCGTAATATATTTCCAAGAGGATGTATATTGAAGATGGAAAAGATTAAGATTTAATTTTTTTAATTATTAATCTGTTCTTGACTATGTTCATTAGTCTATCGTTTTTACTCTTAGCTTCTTCTGGAGATACTTTAGCATTCATGTTGAGTCTTCTCTCTATAAATCTACCATCGGCTTTCATAATCAATTCATGAGCTCTGATTGCATCTGAATACTTGCCTTTCTTTTTTGCATCATCTCTTATCTGCCCTAGTGTAGCCTTCTGTCCAGGTAGGTCCTGTTCATACTTTGAGTGCAATTCATTCTTTAGCTCATCGTGATAAGCTACTACCAGCGGGTATCTGTCTACGTTCATGAGTCTACTTCCATAATCTTTTGGATCAGCATATCCTGCTAGCTTAGCTGCCTCTGTTTGACTGCATGGATAGCCGTCATGGCCATATACTAGGAACATTACAAACTTCTCTTGTTGAGCTGTCAATCTTTTTGGTACAGACATAATACTTGTAATATATCCCATAATTTGTATATATCAATATAGAAATATGATAGACGGAAAGACATTCAGACAAGGTTTCGACAAGTTTATGAAAGCTGAAGTTACCAAGAACGCTAGGATGCAAGTGCAATTACCTAACGGAGAATTTTATGACATCGTTGGAATAAAACTTCTTGAAAATAAAATAATTGGTAGTAAAGACACTCATAGACTGGTTTTATCTTGCCAAAAACCTACAGAAATTATGGGTAATCCTATTAAAGTTTTGTAAGTAGGCTGGACTGAATTATGCCTAAAAAAACTATAGGATTAGAACGTGATTTATATAAAAAACTTAAGAGAGAAATTAAGACAATATCGTGGATTAGACTTGAAAACAGGGTCTTACTTGGGACTCCTGATCTACTGGCTTACTCTAGTAACGGCAACTTTTTCACACTGGAATTAAAGCGGACTAAGTCCAGCAAAGTCCAGCTCTCCCCGCACCAAGTTTCATTCCACGTGAAACACCCAAAGAATACCTATGTGCTTGTTGCTTGTGACCCTAAGCTTGGGAACTATCGCTTGTACCCTGGATCTGGGATACTTGCGCTTGAGAATTTTGGCTTGAAGCTTGAGCCCTTGGCTTGTGGCTGGTCTGCTTGTCAGTTGTTGCTTGAGAGCTTGTAAGCTTGCGACCCTGCTTCCTGAGCTCTGCATAATATTTTGGGTGATGCCATGTCATGTTAATGTTTACCGTAACACACGTTTGGTGTGGACCTGTCCCAGCACTGTCTACAGCTGCCGCAACTGTTCCCCTGTTCTGGGGCCGGGCAGGTTCTGCCTTCCTGGCTGGTGACTGTCGACGTCCACGGCCAGAACTTGACTGGCCCAGAATCAATCATGTGTGATGACATTCTAATGATTAAGTTAGGCGGTATTGTGGCAGGGTCCAATTGCTTCAGGAACTGAGCCTCGCGCGTTGGCATCCAGTGTCTGGTCTTGCTTGTACGCTTGCACACTTCGAATATATTCTCTAAGTGCTTCATACTCTGTATGTCTCCTGAGTCATGCCACCTGAACCAAGCCTCGCCAGATATAAGGGTTGTCATTGCTTCCACCCAGCGCGGATCCTCGAGCGCTTGCAGCCTTCGCTGTAAGGCCTTCTGGACATTGTTGAATCTATATCTCCCCTTCAGGGCATAACAGCCAGCGCAGACGCTGCCTGGTATCTGGACTAGCTTCGCGCCAGTCTTACACGCCACGGCCGGCAGGTTGTGCGCTGGTCCTGGCATCTTCGACGGCTTACTCAGGCCGCCTGTTATTTGTCTTGCTTCTTTCTTTAACATAATATTCTCCTATAAATTCCTATATCATCTGGCTTGTAACCTGTCAAGCTTGTGAGCTTGAGCTCCAGCTGCCAGTTTTGGTTCAGGGCCCCTGCGGGCCCTGTTCCGGGACTAATCAAGTAACACCATATAAGCGCTGGCGTTGTGCTGCCTGAACCAATCAAGATCTCTCCGAACCGCTTTCCACTTTTCACTGTGGCCATCGATGCCGGCTTCCCGGTCCTCTAACGTAGCAGCTAGCTCATTGATAAAAATATTATCATGTCTACGCGCTTCCTCTGCTGTAAGCATAACAGCTTCACCGTTGAACCTGTTCTTACGTTCGTATTTTTTTTCTACATTATCTTTTAATTGCATATGTCCTCGCTTTCTAAATACATCCTATATTATCCCAGGTTAATTGTCAAATAAATAATTAGCTTGACGCCTGAGCCCTAAAAATATACGGGCGGGCCCACCCGCTTGAAGCTTGTGAGCTTGGGCGCTGGTGCGCAGGCGGACACAATCCCAAATCGCCGTCAGGGTCAGCGTTATAAAGTGCCAGAACTCTCAGTTCTCTCGACCTGTGCTATAGGGTTTCTACTCCCACCTATCGCGCCCAAATATTTTGGGGGGCGAGTGCAAAGCACCCCACAACCCCCAAAACTTTTTACCAAGAACAATCGTAGCCGATAGATCTACCAGCTTTTAATTGTTCTTTAGCCCATTTGATAAATTTTTTATCAAATGATTTATATTCTTTAACTGCTTCCTCTTGGAATTGTTGACCCCAAAAGAACCCATCACTAGCGAAGCAGTCCCAATAATTATTCTTAACTTGTTCCTCTAGTTCCTTGATTAGTTCCTCTGTAATCTTGACGCCACCCTCACCAGCATTAAAGCCCAGATGTTGCAGGTCGTCATGTGTATTATGTTCATGGTCTTTTTGTTTTTTAAAATGTTTACTCATGAACACCTGCAGTCTTGCATGTTTACGCCATACAAAACCAGATTTTTCAGGGTCGTATTTATCAGAGTACACATTTTCAAAATCAATATGTACTTGCCCGTTGCTGTCTCTTAATCCAGCGTATTGATCTAGTCCCATTTTTACTCCTTTTGTTAATCTTATAACTTAACATAATATCCCAGATAAAAAAGAAAAAAATTTAAGTTATCCACAAATAATTTTCTTGACTGCTTGAAGCTTGTAAACTATGGGAGGGCCCACCCACACACTTGTTTTTTTTGGGCGGGCCCACCCAAAAAAAAACAAAAAAATTCAACCCTAGATTGTATGGTTGATTTACAATCTAGGGTTGTTCATCAAGGACAGATGAAACTATAAAAGTGGTTGAGATTGAGTATTAAATTCCTCTCTAGTGATATCAATGGTTCTTCCACTTACTGAATTATACCAAAAATATCCCATGTCATAACCACCACCCTCGCGCCAATTATAACGATATTTTTTTTGCCACGCGTTTTCTTCTGTTAGAGTTATTGGTTCAACAATCCGACCACTTATTTGGTCTATTGCTCTGTCCATGAAATCACTTGCCCAATCATTATAACAATTCATTGAGCAAAAATTTCCACCCCCATAGTAGAAATCACTTCTTCTTCTAGTTTGATTAACTCGGTTGCCTTTGCTACCTCGTTTTCTGTCCTTTGTATCATAAGTATGACACTTATGACTTTGGCAATATTTTAGTGCCATTTTCTGTCCTTTCTGCTTGGGTTGAGTATTCTGCACTAGAACTACCTCTCAACCCAATGCTTTAATGTTAGTTAAA